TACCTCGTCATCATTGAGCAAGAGCAACTTAACGCCTTTAACGTCAATTTTTGATCCTGCATATCTACTATATACAATATGGTCCCCTGTTGTACACCAATTTGTGCTTCTATTATTATAACACTCACTGCCCATAGCAATTACTCTACCTTTAGAATTCAAGTATTGTTGTTCTTGTACATTTTTATCAGTTAAAATAATTCCACCTTTTGATTTTTTTATCATTCCCGCAGGGCGAACTAAAATTCTCCAACCACAAGGTTTTGGTAAATCTTTACTACTAGGGTCTGCTATATCATCGTCAGTAAACCATTCTTCATTTCTAATCATCCGTATCATCTCCTTGAATATAACGTTTTTCAATTTCTAAACAAATATCTGAAGCTTTATCTAAACCCTCAGCTATTCCTTTTGCTTTCTGATACGCCTCAAACGTATCAAAACCCGGTGCTAGTGATTTACTAGCTAATTCTTTTTTATACTTTTTTATTTCTTGTAGTATCGCTTGTATTGGTGGTATTGTTGCCATTTTTTAATCTCCGTTTATAGTATGGGTTCCCTGATGTATATACATTCATTAAAGTACTAAATGTACCATCAAAATTTTGTCCAATTTCTTTACTTGATGCTGCAAATAAATTAGGTTTAAATAAACTCAGTGGTACTTTTTTATTACGAAGAAATTTTTTTGCTTTTCTTATTTCTTCTCCTGTAGGTCTTATTTTATTTTCCACTTTTTTTATTTTTTTGTTTATCCATTATTTCTACTGCTTTTAATTGAAGCTCTCTATCTTTTCTATTTTGTGTTCTTTCATTTTGTTTTTCACCTGCGATAAATCGTTCTTTTCTAATATTCATTTCTTCTTGTTTTATTGCAATATTAGCTTCATCACTCGCTGCCATACGTTGTTCTTTAACTTGAGCTGGATCTTGTGGTTGAGATTCTGCTAACATTTGAGCAGATTGTGCTTCAAATTCAGCTAATTGATTTTCCATTTCTATCGGCATTTCTTGTTCGTTTTCTTGTTCTTTATCATCATCAAAATCAGGCATTGGTAATTGAATTGGTTGTCCTGAAACTTGATCAACTAATTGTTGCATTTGTTGACGATATTGGAAAGCTAAATGTTCGCCTATATGTGCTAACATTGGTCCTAATAAAGCTTCTTGTGCTTCTTTTCTTCCACCATAACGAGGATCAGAAATAAATTGTTCATGAACTGCCATATGAGCAGCATGATTTTGATCTGAAAAAGCTTTTATTGGTTTTCCATTTAATAATGCCATATTCTCTGATACTGGATCACGGCGCATAATATCATCGTCATCAATTATTAAAGAATCTGGATCTGGTAAAGATAAAGCTGTTATTAATCTTTTATATGCTTCTTTTATATCTATAATTTGAGGTGCTTGTTGAGCCATTTGAAGTGTAGTTTGAGCTAAAGCTATTCTTTGTGCTTGAGAAAAAATATTTGGATCAGAAACTGGTATAATATCTATTCTATTATCAAAATCAGCACGTCTTACTGACATTGCATCACCAACTACTTCATATGGATACTCATTAGGAAGATATTCACCATCTAATTCGCCTATTAATTTTAATTCTAGGCCTTGAGCGTGATGTACTCTCTTATGGATAGCAGAAAATATCTTACTTCCCTGTTCTATTTGTGCAATAGTCGTTCCAACTGGTGAAGTTCCCGCAGCATCACCTACCATAGCATCAGCAATACTTGAAAAACGTCTTCCAGATTCAGTTAAAATTCCTAAAAGTTGCATTAAAGTAGGAGAAGGCTCTTTAAATGGTAGTTGCATAAACGATTTTTTTAAATCATCGCCATATGCTTCTACTTCTAACCATGCTCCAGGGGAAACTGTCATATCTCCACCTTCTATTCGTGCTCCTTTTGCTTTAAATCCACCATTTAAGTTAGCGAATGCTGCAGAATCGAGTAATGCTCGTAATGCTCCTGTCGCAGCGTGTTGTAATCCACCAATCATGTGAATTAAACCAAAGCCATAGAAACCTAAACCTGGTAAATATTTATAATGAATGTAATAAGTTCTTTTTTTCTGCAACTTATCATCTTCTTTCCAGTTTCTTCTAATAGCTAATACTTGTTGTGATGCACTATCAATAGTAATAATGTAAGGAAGTGCTATTGCATTTTCATCATCTTCATTTTCTATGTTATAATCACAATGAATTTCTAAAACAGTGTGAATATTTTCACCTAATGTATCAGATACTCCTTCTAATCTATGAATAGTTGAAGCTACTGTATTAACTTCATCATCATTAGTATCACTATTAATTTTTATTTCTTTATAAAAACCAGAAGCTATTTGTTTTCTTAAATCATTTGAAGTTATTTTCATAACTTGAGTATATCTTTCACAAGTTTCTAAATCATTACTTCCATAAGATACGACAAAATCTTCTGCTGGTATAAAAGAAGAACGTACTCTTTCTAATGTTGAATCATAATAAACTTTTTTAAATGCGGACCCTGACACTGCCAAGTAAAATAATAACTGATCTAACTCTCCAAAATATTCAGGCATTTCTTGAGTCAATTGATAATTCATAAATTCTTGAACTCTCGATGCTTGTTTCATTTTTTCGTCAGTTACTTTTCCTATGATCTGTGTCTTTACAGGTCCGCCAGGAGGAAACATCTCCGCAATGGCTCTTGCTTGAAACTGTGTAGCAGCTTCTGCCATTAGGGGATGATGAACACCCGATGCACCTGGAAATGGGTCTGACCTATCTTCAGTAATAACACCGAGCATGCGTAAACCTTTTGAATATTGTTCTGCCCAATCTTTTCGACTGGATACATCACTTTCATATTTATCAAATAAATCTGCAGCAATACGACCTAATTTATTTTTATCCATATTCTCTGCGAGATTTGAATAATGATCTGTATCTAATGGATTTACAAATTCTTCTTCTTCAAGATTTATTTCAACACCAGTTTCTAATATATCTTCTTCTGGAAGTTCAACTTGTATTTCTTCTAAATTTATTACTTCTTCTACCATTATTTTTTCTTTTTATTACTTAACATTCTTTTATATCTTAATATCGCTTTAGCATCTTTTGCAGTAATACTTCCATTATTAACTGAACCAGCTAATAAATTACCAAGTGCACCTTCTGCTGGAAGTGCTATTTGAACTGGTTTTCCATAGCGTCTATTAAATTTGCTAGTTACCATTATCTAAGTTTAGCTTTATTAACTTTTTGTCTTTTAGTTTTATATAATTGTTGCATAGCAGCTTGCTGTTTTTGCGCCATTCTTGGTTTTTTTGATTTAGATGGATGTCTATCTGCTTTATTTTTTTTAGTTTTAGCACGTTCAAGTTGACCTTTTATAATATTTTTTAAACCTTGTAGTGAGGCTCCCGAAGGCATCATTGCTTTTATTTTTTTTAATTCTTTATCACTCATCGCCATAATATTATTTCCCCATTTTTTTACTGTTTTTCTTAAAAGGTTTAGGTGGCTTTTTCATTTTACCATCTTTAAACTTTTTCGCTATTTTATTTTGCAAAATACCAATTCGTTTAGCTTCTGCGACTTTCTTATAGACCCTATTTATAGAATCATCTACTTCTTTTCGTCTTTTTATATCTTCAGGACTAGGCGGTTTTGGTTTTGGCTTTTTTATTTTTTTTACCATTTATTTTACTCCCATATTTTTTAGACCACTTCTTTGCGATTTCTGGTTTATTCGCATATAGAAATGCTCGTTGTTTTTTAGATTTAAAAGGCATCTAAGCACCGCAAGATTCGCATCCCTCTTCACAAATACATTTATTTTTATCGCAGCCACAAACCGCGCAGCACTCCGTAGGATCCATACTAGACTTTAGGTGTTGGAACAGTCGTTGTTTTGTAAATAGAAGCACTTGCATTACGAGGTTTAGCTGGAGTAACAGTCGAAGCTGATCCTCCTACACTTAATCCCATTACATTAATTTTTGCGCTTCCTACATCGCAAGTATAACCATTCTGAAGTTTTCTTTTTTGAGAATCTAATTGATTCGCATGTTTTTCCCTAAACTTTTGTGGAGTGTCGGGATTTTTATATCCTCTCATCATGTTATACCTACTTCTTTTTAAA